GGTTATTACTAGTTCCATCTTTTGCTGTTTTTAGTAGTGTGGTGTAAAGAGTAATGATGTCCTCTAAATCTGCTCTATCCCATTTGTGGACCTTATTTCGGTTATTTTCTAGCCACTCTACCCTTTTCTTGCCAATCTTTAAGAGTAGGTGCTTGCGATAACCGATAAGGTGAAACTCATCAAAGCCATTGCATCGTTGGCATTCTCCGTTCACATTATCCTCATGAAACCTAAGAAAAGACCCCCCTTTGACTGGTACATAGTGCCCCGCGTTCATAGACTCTACTGGCAAGGTCTTAAAACAACTAATGCAAGTAAAATATCCATCTTTAGAATCTCTTTGCCTAATATAGGCATTAAAGACCTTTTGGGCTTTCTCTGTCAGTCGTGGTAAGGTAACCTTTCTCATAGATTCATTTCGGCTTTACGATACGATACAATGGTTCTGATAGCATCTAATTGATGGGTTGCAGATGCATTGACCCGGTCGGCCCAGTTGACTAAATAGTTAACCTCTTTGGCATTGGTGCCTACAAACTTAGTGATAAGGGATGGACTTAGTTTTTTGTCTAATCCTTGCTCCATAGCTTGCAGCAATCCTTGGTTAATTATCTGATCCTGTGCTAACTTAGCCTCTGCTAGTAGCTGACCTGACTTAGCGACCATTATCAGTAGATACTCAATCCGTTCTAGGAGCTGATTGGGTTCATGTCCAATAGGGGTCTCTAAGTAGGCCTGCATCTTAGAAAGGGAGGTCCTTATCTGGTCCATTACTTTGGGGTTTGTAAGTGTCAACTACGGTATTCCAACCGCCACCATCTTTGCGTTCCAAAATGCTAATCTTTAGCTGCTTGTTACCTTGATAATCCGTTAAGAGGTCTGGATTGTCTTTAAGCCATTGGAATAGGTCATTCGGTGTGATAATGATTTGACCCTTTACAAACGAGGGGGCATTTTCTCTTGGAGCAAATACCCTAATCCCTTGGGGAAACTTTTTGTCAAGTTGCTTTTGACTGATTGCGGCTGCCATTTTGTAGCTCATTTTACTTTAGATTTACGGTTATAGATGTTGTAGATGTCTTAACTGGGGGGTAAAGGATAACTACCTCATCCTCTACCAAAATCTCTGTGCCAGGCTTTACGGCCTTTAGAAAGGCTTGGCGGTCCTTAATCTCTGTTTCAAGTTGGGCTATCTTTTGAGCTAACTCGTTATATACCGGATCACCACAATTAGAGTAGTCATACTTAACCCCAGCCTCTTTAATCTCAAATTTGGCATTATGTAACTCAAAAGACTTACCATGCTTACTAGCCTCATCTAAGGCCAAGTCTTTGTACTCTGGGTGGCTTGTTATCTGTTTTATTAGGTCCTCCAAGCATTTTACTTGCAGATGTACCTTTAAGGGGTCTGTAAGGCCCTCCTTTAGGCTATTTATGACACTTTGAGCAAAATCTTGCCTTTCGGATTTGGTGGTCTCAAATAGGCTTAAATCGGTTGTGGTAACTATTCTCATTTTACTGTCTTTTTAAGGTGTTTATTGATGTCTTTTTGTGAGGGGTTAACTATCTGGTCAATCGGCTTTCTACGAGCCTCTAAGCGGTGCTGGAGCTTTTGGTAGGTCTTATAGTCCGGGCAGAAATTGATGGCCTGTTCAGCTAAGTGAACTTCATCATCGGATAAATCGGTATGACCTATCAAATTAAGTAAGATTAGCTTCTCCTCGTTGGTAGGAATATCCTCAGTAACCTTATTAAAGTCCATTTCCTCGGCAGGGGTAGCCTCAAAGCCAGCCGCTTTCATAAGCCAGCTTATTAGATTCCTAAAGGCCTTGCCGGTGGCTCTCGTTTGAGCCATAGATAGGATAGCATACTCATCCCATTGCCTTTTGTTGGCCTCTTTGTTAGAGCAGATAGCGACACCTTTAGAGATAATCTCATTGGTGCCCCATTTGCAGATATTGACTTCTGCTAGGTACTTAATCTCTGTCTCGGTAGAATGATTAGAGATGTAATTAAGCTGGGGGTAAAGGCCAAGCTGAGCCCCAGCCCATTGCCAAGACTCCACTAAAGGGTACTCTTTGCCTTTAATGTTTACAGTGAGCTTTTGCTCTTTTACAAATCGTTTCAGTTCACTTGCTAATTGCAAGGATTGTGCTGGCTGTGCCAGATCATAGGTGATTAAATCGTTTGACATAGTGGGGTTTATTAAATCGTTTCGGATAACATGGAGCCCAAGTTGTTTGGGTTCTCCTCGTTTTTATTTACAAATAAAGGTAAGGGAAACTTCTGCTCAAACTCCTTGGCTGGTATCTTGTCATCACCGACAAGGTAGTAGCCTTTGCCATCTGAGTCAATACGAAAAGGGGTAAATTGTCTGATGTACTTGTTTCTAACGTACTCTGCTGCTGTCATTCTAAAATAGTTGTGAACCGCTGCGATCCATTCGTTGTAGTCTCGCATCGGGTGGGTGGGGTAAGTTGTTTTCATATTGTGAATTTAAGGGGTTGTAAAAAATGCCCCAATGTAGAAACACCGGGGGTTGATTGCTTGCCATTAATCATGGGCCATGCCCATAATATCATCGACCTTATGTTGGTTAGGTTTGTAAGATGGGGTAAATACTTTGATGCCAGCATTAAGCCCATAAGATACTCCAGTGTGAAACATAATAAGGGCAATGGCTTCGGCATCCATCCACTCCTTAAAGGTTAAACGGACTCCAGTTTGATCGCCATACATCTTGTCGGTAGGCTCAAATAGTTCTGCTTGATAATAGCCAGACCCAGATTCAAAAATGTGGATGGCTCTGTCTTTGGATGTAATAAATGTAATTGTCATGGTTTGAGTTTTTGATTATTGGCAAATGGTGTCTTGTAAAAGGCCTATCACATAGGCAACTGCTAATAAAGCGAGTAAGAGTTTAATTGGTGCTTTCATGGTTAAATCGTTTGGTTATGGATGCAAGATAGGATATTTATACACATTAACAAAAATATTTTTAATTTATTTTTATTTGCCTATATTTGTGGTATGCAAAAGCAGAAACGAGGTAGAAAGCCAAAGCCTGCACATCTAAAGGTGCAAATGGTATCAGCTTACTTAACAAGAGAACAGAAAGAGCTGATTAATAAAGAGTTCGGGAACTTAACAAATGCGGTCAAATATCACATTTTAAGCAAATTCAATGGATATCGTGATAGCTTTGGGAACTGGCAGCCGTTGGATGGACAACGAGCTGAGGTATGCCCTGAGGTCGATTGAGAAGCACCTCAAAGGCCATACTGGTCGAATTTTGCTAATAGGTCAAAGGCCTAAATGGGTAAAGAATGTCGATCACTATGATATCCCAGATGTGCCAGGGCGCAAGAATTTCAGCATCTTTCAAAAGATACTGACTGGGTGCGAAATGACCAACACCCCAGATTTTATCTTTTGGAATGATGACCACTTTCTAATTAAAGACCTAAGAGTAGACCAGTTTAAGTATTGGTACGATGGGCTGTGCAGCCAATGGGCTGAAAAAGCGACTGGCTTGTATCAAAGGGCTATCACAAATACCGCCAAGCTACCCGGATGCAATGACCTTTATACCGATATCCATGTGCCTATTGTGTACAATGCGACCGAGTTTGGTAAGCTCTTAAAGCTAGACTGGAGACAAGAGTATGTCATTAAATCGGCTTATACTAGAAACATGGAGGGCGGCTTTGAATACATGGCTGACTTTAAGTTAAGCAATCAATACAATCTAAGCACTTGGCAAGGTAAGTTAGTGGGCAAGACATTTTTCTCAATAGGCTCATATACAATTAACAACGATTTTAAGATATTAATGCAAGACCTTTACCCAGATAAGTCAATCTACGAAATATGAAAATCTTCATACAAAGCCCGAACATTAACTCTCGGCATGGCGGGATACGAGTTATTAACGAATGGGCAAATAGATTGCAGGCTTTTGGGCATAAGGTTATTTTATACAACCAAGCTGGTCCAGTTAGGTGCGACTGGATGACCATAACTTGCAAGATTGTCAATACTACTAGTTTATTGGACAAATCAGACCTTTTGATAGTAACCAGCCCGCATGGGGCTTTTTTATTGGCTAAAGATAAGCCAGCCAAAAAGGTGGTCTTTTTGCAAATGTTGGAGCATCTGTTTAACATAACCAACAAATCATTTTTTGATAGTTGCTTAGCTTTATACACCACTAAATACCCTTTGATATCCATAAGCCAATGGAATATCAGACTAATTCAAAACAAATACCAAAGAAAGGGCCAGATACATTATGTAGGCAATGGAGTAAATTTAGATGATTTTCCTATTAGCAATAAACCAAAAGAGGGTAAAATAGCACTACTAGAATCGCCAGAGCCAACCAACATGGCAAAAGACACCGAAAAGATAGCAGTACAAGTAGCTAAAAACCTAATAGAGAAAGGATGGACAATAAAAGGCTTTGGTTTACAAGCAGCCAAAGACAATATCTATACAGAATACTTTACTAAGCCAAGCCTAGAAACTATGAATCGTTTATACGATGAGTCAACCATCATGATTAAGGCTACCAAGTACGATGCAAGATCAACAGCCCCTATTGAAGCTGGCACAAAAGGTACGGTAACGATTCGGGGCATAATAGAAGGGGATGATGACCTAAACGATAGCAATAGCTTTAAGACTGGCTACTCTTATGACAAGTTATTTGATGCCACCATGTTTGCAATAAATAACCCAGAGCAATTAAAGCAACGGTCTGAGAATATTAAAGCCCATGTGCAGACTTATACTTGGGATTACTGGATGTATAAAATTAATCAAATAATATGCAACTTATAGTTGGATGCGGTCCTAACTGGCCTAAAAGAGAAAATGACATTTTTTTGGATGTACGACCATTTGAGAATGTTGATGTAGTACATGATTTAAACTTTACACCTTGGCCATTTGACAATGACTCAATGACTGAAATATCAGCCATCCATGTTGTAGAGCATCTTAATAGCTTGCTTGACTTTATGAATGAAAGCCATAGAATACTACAAAAGGGGGGAGCTTTATACATAGAAACCCCAGAGGCAGGAGCAAGCCCAGACTTGCAGTTTGCTGACCCTACTCATGTAAGATGTTACCGGAAGCACACTTTCATAAACTATTTTACCCTATCTGAGGCTCATAAGTTTGGCTACACTGATAAGCTCTGGGCTATCATGCACATAGAAACTAAAGATGGAAACCTTATTGTCCACTTAACACCATTAAAATGAGAATCTTAATCGTTGCCCTAGAATACTTAGAGCCAGAATGGTTAGAAACCCTAAAGTGTATTGAGGAAACTGGGTTACCTTACGAGATAGTCAGCCGGGATGGGGTTGGCAATATGTCAAGGGCTTACAATACAATCATAGCTAAAAACAAAGAGGCAGATTATTATTGGTTTGTTTCTAACGTAACCTTTAAGCCTCAGATGCCTTATGAATTGGCTATGGCTTGCGAGACATTGGGCTGGGCTGGCATCCATCCGGCTATGCCTACCTCGGATCACAGATTCCAATGGCCTAACGGACACGAATCCAAAGAGACCCCTTTTATAGAATGGACTGCTCCAATGGTCAATGCAGAGGTCTTTAATGCTAACCCTTTAGATGAGATGCTGCCTTATTACTACATGGACCTTGACTGGTGTCATAGGGTTAAGCCTAAAAAGGTCGGAGTGCATCATAGCCAAGTCATCGGGCATACCTACCTAAGAAACAAAAAAGAGCATCCCATTGGTCAGCTAAGAAAGCAACTCAGAAACTACTGGACCCCCATCAGTCAAAGGCACATGCTACAAAAATGGGGTAAAAACTGGCAACAAGATTTATGGCCTAAATAAAACAAAATGACAACATTAGAACTACATGGCATTTACCATGAACTAGCCTTTTGGCAGCAATTTGTAAAGACAGACCGATTCTTAAAGGGATGGGTAGGTAAGATAAAAACCCCAGAACTCAATCAAGAGGTGGCAGACTTTATCAAAAGTGTTCCACATGAATCAGTCTTAGATGTCGGCTCAGGAGTCTGCTCAATATTAAATGGATTAGTAAATGTAACCCCATGCGACCCTTTGGGAGACCTTTACAAGCTAGTCTTTGACTTTGAAAGGCATAAACTAGTAGCCCCACTACCCTACCCAGCCGAGGAACTGCCCTTTAAGAATGAGTTTGACATAGTACACATCTCAAATGCCTTAGACCATACCCAAGAGACCAGAAAGGCCTTGGATTTGTTATTACAAGCAGTTAAGCCCGGAGGGTATCTAATTGTGCAAGGGTTTTTCAACGAGGCAACACATGAGAACTGGCAAGGCTTCCATCAGTGGGATATATCATTAGATGATCATGGCTGCATGGTTATCTTAGGCAAGAAGTCAAAAACTATTATTGCATGGCCTCCTCATAAGTTTGCAACGGTCAGCCTATTAGGTCGGGATTGGTATTATTGGATAGTAAAAAAATAAACATGGTTATTTGTTGTGATATCGATGGATGCTTAACAGATGGCAAAATCTGGGTAGATCATCAAGGAAACATCATTAAGTCCTTTAATAACAAAGACATCGGAGCGATAAAAGAGCTAATCTCTATGGGCTATCAGGTCCACTTAGTAACCGCAAGTTCATGGCCAGGTGCAGAGGCATACCTTAGAAGGTCAGGGGCAGAATTGCACATCATACGAAATAAAGAGTCTATCCCATTTGACTATCAAATAGCCATCGGAGACTCAGCATGGGATATTCCTATGTTATGTAAGGCAAAACACTTATTTTGTCCAGCTGATGCTTCTTTAGAGGTAAAGTGTCTGGATGGGGTCCATCCATTAATGACACCCGGAGGGCAAGGAATTATGCTTGAATTGGTCCGCATACTTAGTCAATGGAATACTGATGTTGATAAGTAGTAGCACTTATATTTGCTAAATTCAAAAATTTTTCGTATATTAGGGGGTGAATAAAGGGTAAAAAATCAACGAGCCTACAACCTTTCGGGGTTGTGGGCTTTTTTACTTATGCCGTACAAATCAAGAGCCCAAGCAGCTTTCTTTAACATTAACAAGAAAAAGCTCGAAAAGCAAGGAGTTAATGTGGAGGAGTGGAATAAAGCCTCTAAAGGCAAGAAACTCCCTAAGATGGCTAAGAAAAAGAAGTAATGTCATCACTCACCACCATAGACTGGGATGTTGTAGGCGAATACTTAATGGCAGGATGCTCTGGAGTAGAAGTAGCCGCACACCTCGGTATCCACGAAAACACTCTGTATCAACGATGTAAGTCGGATTTAGGGGTCGATTTTGTGGCATTTAAGCAAGAAAAGCAAGCATCAGGAGAAAGCCTTTTAAGGAAGGTCCAATTTGATGCAGCAATCAAAGATAAAGACCGGGCTATGCTTATTTGGTTAGGCAAGCAAAGGTTAGGTCAGAAAGAAAAAGGCGAGCAAGATATTAAGGTTGATGGCGGCATTAACATAGTATTCAAGCCAGCCAATGAGACAAGTTGATATTCGATATACAAGTGTCTTTGAAAGAAACTTACTAGCCTATCAGGCAAAAAGATTTAGGGTAATAGCCAACCAAGGCTCTACTCGATCTGGTAAGACATATTCAATTTCACAACTTTTAGCTCTTTACATACCGCACAAGGAAAAAGTAACGATTTCGGTGGTTAGTCCATCCTTACCCCATTTGAAAAGGGGTGCTAGGCGAGATATCCTAAAGATACTCGAAGATGCTGGCCTTTACTCAGATGACAACTTTAACAAGACCGACAATGTCTATCATTACCCTAATGGCTCATATATTGAGTTTTTTGGGGCAGAGGACTCGGGCAAGGTTAGAGGACCAGGGCGAGACATACTGTATATAAACGAGGCAAATCTATTGCCTCACTCGATTTACCAGCAGTTAGCCCTTAGAACCAAGCAGACCATTTTTTTAGACTTTAACCCAGTCGATGAGATGAGCTGGGTGTACGATGTCGCTGATAGAGATACTAACCTCTTAATCCATTCAACCTACAAAGACAATCCATTCCTGCCAAGTGAGCAGGTAGCTGAGATTGAAAGTCTGAAAGATGCAGATGAGAATCTTTGGAAGGTCTTTGGGTTGGGAGAAAGGGGTAAGTCCTCAGAGATTATTTATACCCATTGGAGGCAAGGTCAGTTCCCTGATGAATGCGAAACGGTTTATGGCTTAGACTTTGGCTACTCAGTACCAACTGCTTTAGTCAAGGTAGGGTTTCACGAGAAACAAACCTTTGTCAAGGAGATGCTTTACGAAACTAAGCTAACTACCACTGATTTAATAGAAAGGCTAAAGGTCTTAAACATCAAGAGGTCCGATGAGATTTACTGTGATGCTGCCGAGCCTAAGACTATTGAGGAACTGGTCAGAGCTGGGTACAATGCCAAGCCAGCAGAGAAAGATGTCTATGCAGGCATTCAAAAGGTCAAGAGCCAGCCCTTAGTCGTTACATCTGACAGCACGAACCTAATTAAGGAGATTAGGTCCTACAAGTGGAAAGTCGATAAAGATGGCAAGGTCCATTCAGACGAGCAGCCAGTCAAGATGTGGGATCACCTGTGCGATGCGATGCGGTATGCAATTTACACAAAACTAAACAAGCCCAACTTTCAAATTTTGGCTTGGTAATATATGTGGGAAAAATATAAAGATACTAATTACGAGGTTTCTCCTAACGGTGAAATCAGGTCATTGGATAAACTAACATATCAAAAAA